CATCCTGAGGATGCTCTTCGAACTCTTCAAAATCTTCTTCCATATATCAGCTCTCAAATAAGTGGTTTGCTGCCTAATTTCATTTTCTGGCGACCAACACAAGTCACCCCCATTTCACTGCGTGGCTTGCTGTACCATGTGCGCTGATTCTTGCGCTCAATACGTTGCAGGTTGCTTTCAATCTGTTCGTGGTATTCAGCCAGTACCGTAAGGTCTATCGGATTCAGTGCGCTTTCTACTCGTGATTTCGGTTTGCGATTCAGCGAGAGAATAGGGCGGTTAACTGGTTTTGCGCTTACCCCAACCAACAGGGGATTTGCTGCTTTCCATTGAGCCTGTTTCTCTGCGCGACGTTCGCGGCGGCGTGTTTGTGCATCCATCTGGATTCTCCTGTCAGTTAGCTTTGGTGGTGTGGTGGCTGGTAGTCTAGCTCCAGCTTGTTGAGTCTCATTCGGAGGGGTATAACCGGCACCCCAGCGATTTTTCCATGCGACAACGTGCGCGTTATGGCGGCCTTATCGCCCGCGGCTCCCCATCTCGTCCACGCTATTGCTAGCGTTGGGAGCGCTTCACCGCTCAACAGTAGGTAAGCACTTGCCAGTGACTAGCTGGCTTCACCACACACCAAAGCCTTCTGCTTTGAATGCTGCCCTTCTTCAGGGCTTAATTTTTAAGAGCGTCACCTTCATGGTGGTTAGTGCGTCCTGCTGATGGCTTAAAATATACCTACAGGTAAAACTGTTGTCTATACCTGCAGGTAAATAAAATTGGTGTGAGAGTTTACCTGTTTGAATTTTCAGGTAATTAATTTTTTGGATTGATATAAAAAAGCCCGCTTTGCGGGCTGAAAGGAGATGTCAGAAGCTATTTGGATTGCTTGGCCATTGCGGCAATTTTGATTCTACCGGGGTGTGTTTGGGTTTGAGTCCGTTTAAGTAGTCAAGACGCTCAATGGCGCATTTATACATAGCAATCTGATCTGATGACATGTCGTCATATGACATGCCTTTGAACTTCTTAATTATCGTTTCTGCCTCATGTATAAGATTCTTCTTCCTCATGAGTTCAGCTGTATGCTTAGAGCTTACAGGAGATAACTTTGCCCATATGAAGCAGATGATTACAACAGCGACTACTATGCCGGGTATAAACATTTGCTGCTTTATCCTCAAACTTTTGGCAGATCGTCCTGGTCTACGTACCTGGTGTGTTTCACAATAGCTGAAACAAAATGCATTTTATCAACTTCTTCAACAGGAAGAGTGATTGGGCGGTGATCACTGTTTATGCTACTAAACTGATAATCACCGTCTCTTGTTTTGTTCATGATCTTTATCATGTTGTGACCGTCTTTGGTCCTTACAAAGACTTCATCACCTGGATGTACTGGCGTATTTGGTTCAATAACAACATATTCTCCTGACTGAATCCTTGGCCACATGCTGTCACCCTTAACCTTCAGACCGTAAGCATCTTTATCGCCGCTGTAGATGCTTAACCAACCGGATCTGAATTCAATCATATCCACTGAGCCATCAACTCCCAAAACGGCTTCACCAATTACCGGAACAAAACCCGCACGAACGTTACCCGCAAACTCAAGATGGTCCGTAGCTCCAGCTTTACCATCTGCAAGCATGTCCATCCATCCGCGTGGGAGATTAAAAGATTTTTCAATTAGTTCCATCATATCGTCAGCAATGCGTTTTTTTCCGCTTTTTCCTTCCGGATACAGCATTCTGGAAACGTATGATGGTTCCCTTTCTATTCGACGAGCCAACTCTGAGGCCTTTCCATTACAGAATCGGTCTCTTATCTCTATCAGCCTTAGTCGTCTTTGTTCGTATTTATCCATGATTTAATTCTATCTTTGATTACCTGCCGGTAAATAACCTATGGGTATTGATTTGCTTTTTACCTACAGGTAAACTCATCTTATTCAACAACGGGAAGGAGATAGCAAATGGAAGAACTCCGCTTGTATCTGAACTCCCTTTCACTGGAAGAGCAGAGAGAATTTGCCACCAAGTGCGGAACTTCTATCGGCTATTTGAGGAAAGCACTTAGCCGTAATCATGAATTGGGCGCAGCACTTTGTGTTCTGATTGAGAAGTTCAGCAATGGTGAAGTGACTCGCAAAGACCTTCATCCGGTTGATTGGGAAAGCATCTGGCCTGAATTAATGGCCGCTTAAGTTATTAACGCTCTTACACATCCCAGCCCTGAAAAAGGGCATTACCAGAAACAAATCTCTATGGTTTTGCGTTTCTTTGCGAAGCCAACTCTATCTAATCATTAAGGAAATTATCTATGGGTACTATTGCAACTAAAAGCAAGAAAGCGGCTCGCATCGAGTCAGCCTTGCTGAACAAACTGGCACTGATGGGGCAGAAGACATTCGCTCGAGCAATGGGGGTTCCTGAATATCAGGTAAGCCGATGGAAGAATGGTTTCTTCTCGCAGGTAAGCATGATGCTGGCTGTTCTGGAATACGGAATCGAAGACGATGAAATGGCTGAGCTGACTAAGCGGCTTGCCAATTACCTGACAAAAGAAAAAGCCCCGAAGAACGGCGAATTCTTCGAGGCCTGATGTAGAAAGACTGGATCAATCCACAGGAGTAATTATGACAAAACGTCGTAAGAAATACCAGGAAAAAGAAGAGATTCGACACCCTGATTCACCTGAGGGATTAGTGGTAGCCGCAGCAAATAACAGGGCGTTCGCAGAGCGCCTTGTTGGTGTTTACAGACTAGCCAAAGCAGGAGTGAAACATGGGCGTCGTTAAGTTAGCTGATTACAGGCCTCAACTGGAGGTCGTGGAGCATCGCGTGGCAGATACCGAAGATGGTTTCATGCGCGTTGCTAACGAGATTACCGACAGTCTGCTGATGGCTGATTTAACCGTCCGGCAGTTGAAGGTGATGCTCGCTATCATGCGCAAGACATACGGATTCAATAAGCCGATGGATCGACTCACAAACACGCAGATAGCAGCCATGACAGGTATTCATCACACTCATGTTTGCGCTGCCAAGCGCCAGCTTATTGAGCGTAAATTCCTCATTGCTGATGGCGTGAAAATCGGAGTGAACAAGGTGGTTTCTCAGTGGATTAGCCAGGGCAGCTTAACATTAGCTAAAACAGCTAATAAAACATTAGCCAAGTCGGCTAATGGGTATAAGCCAAGTCAGCTAAACACAAAAGACAATATACAAAAGACAATAAATACAAATACCCCCTTACCCCCTAACGGGGGCGGCGATGGGCAGGTTAAACCTGAACGTCGCAAGGCAGAACGAATCGACTACGAATCCTTCCTGAACGCCTACAACACCGAAGTCGGTGACAGGCTTCCACACGCTGTTGCGGTCAACGAGAAACGCAAACGCCGCCTGAAGAAAATCATCCCGCAACTGAAAACGCCAAACGTGGACGGTTTCAGAGCGTATGTCAGGGCGTTTGTGCATCAGGCCAAGCCGTTTTACTTCGGAGACAACGACACGGGCTGGACGGCAGATTTTGATTACCTGCTGAGGGAGGATTCGTTAACGGGAGTTCGGGAAGGGAAGTTTGCAGACAGGGGGATTGCATGAGACAGGATATCGAAGCGAGCGTTATCGGTGGCCTGCTGATTGGTGGATTAACACCAACTGCCAGTGACGTTCTTGCAACACTGGAGCCGGAAGCGTTTTCAATTCCGCTCTACCGGAAAGCCTTCGAGGTTATCCGCAAGCAGGCGAGAAACAGAAACCTAATCGACGCGCTGATGGTTGCCGAGGCGTGCGGAGAGGAGCATTTCACGTCAATCCTGATGACCAGCAAAAACTGCCCGAGTGCCGCAAACCTGAAGGGATATGCCGGAATGGTCGCGGATAACTATCACCGCCGTCTGGTGCTGGAAATCATGGATGAAATGCGTGAACCAATTCAGAGCGGAACCATCGACGCATCGAGTCAGGCGATGGATGAACTTGTAAAGCGTCTTTCAGCCATCAGAAAGCCACGTGACGAGGTTAAACCTGTACGGTTAGGGGAAATCATCACCGACTACACTGACACGCTTGACAGGCGTCTGAGGAACGGAGAAGAGTCCGATACCCTGAAGACCGGAATCGAAGAACTTGATGCCATCACCGGAGGGATGAACGCGGAAGACCTTGTGATAATCGCTGCTCGTCCTGGTATGGGGAAAACCGAACTGGCGCTGAAGATTGCCGAAGGCGTTGCAAGCCGCGTTATTCCTGGTTCTGACGTCCGGCGCGGAGTGTTGATTTTCTCGATGGAAATGAGCGCATTGCAGATTGCAGAGCGAAGCATTGCCAACGCCGGGAGGATGCC